TGAGCATGTCTTCAGTAATAAGAATGAAGCGATTAATGAAATGCACAGATTGAAATTGAAATATCGCAATGCTAAGAAATATAAGGTAGAAATGGTGGAATGTGATGGATAGAAATGAAGCAATAAGCCGAGAAGAAGCGGTACGGACAATATCAAGGATATCTGGTGGATCCGTATCTTACGCAGAAGACCTTTACGATTCGTTCTTCCCTAAACCAGTGGTGTCGCAATGTGTGGCGGATTGGTATGAGGAACATAAGAATGACTTAAATGATGATATTTGGGAATATCTTACAAGCTGGGCTGATACGAAATGGGACGAGTTCAAATACTGGATGTACCATACTGGCAGGAACAAAGCCATCACTACCCTCGCAAACATGCACCAGTTCGGCTACGAGGTCGAGAAAGAGCCTAAATACGAGGTTAGAATCAAGGGGATTGACTATAAATATTGTGTATTAAAAAATGGCGATTATTGGTATTTTGGTGAAGATTGGGTGGATAAGAAGATTAAAACGCAATCGTTTACCCGCAAAGAGCTAGAAGATGCTGATTTTGGGTGGGTATTCAACTGCCCAGGCGTTGAAGTGAAAGAGGTAACGGATGAATAATCTTAAACAGTTACGGAAATCAAGGGGAATGACAAGAGTGGAGTTAGCCGAAAAAATTAGGGTTACAAAATTGACCATCCTTAATTGGGAACATGGCACCCATGAAATCAAAGGAAGTAACGCTAAAAAGTTAGCTGACTACTTCGATGTATCAATCCCTTACTTACTTGGTTACGGTACTGATAACACATTCTCAGATTTAATTAATAAAATCAACCACTGGGCAGACGAACGCAATTTAAAACAGGCTGACCCAAAGATTCAGTGGATGCGTATCACTGAGGAAGTCGGAGAAATTCGAGATGTACTCTTGAAACCGACGAAATTCACGGAACCACAAGCAGCGTTGAAAGATGCTATCGGTGATACGTTGGTAACGATTATCGTTCTAGCACACCAGTTAGACCTCGATGTAACTGAATGTCTTGGTATTGCGTATGAGGAGATTAAAAACAGGAAAGGGAAGATGATTAATGGCACTTTCGTCAAAGAAGAAGACCTCTAAGATGATTGTCTGGGCATTATTCGATAGTGGAAACGGATCCTACACCAAAGGCGTAAAGAAACTGGACAAAGATATTGAAATCTATCCAATAGGCATTGATATTGAAAATAAAAATCATCATTTTATCAATCTGAATTTAGCTGATTATAGCCGTTTGTTTGGAGATAACACCCTATTTGACACATTGGACAAATTGCCTAAACCTGATCTGATTATCGCTAGCCCACCGTGTGAAAGTTGGTCTAATGCTAGCGCTATGGATAGAGGAAATGCTTGTTGGAAACAAGAGCAAGGCGACTCTTTATTTCAACCACAAGAACCCTTGTCGATATTTACCGTTCGTGATCATAAGGATTATAACAGATATCAATATTATCCAAATAAACAACTTATGAAACGAATCAATGGTGAATTGTGTGTGTTCAATACAGTCGAAATCATCAAACGATACAAGCCCAAATATTGGATCATAGAGAACCCAGCTCATGGCAGAATTTGGCAATACATCGAGAGAGTGCTGGGTTTCGAAATCCCGTTTGAAAATCATACAAGATACAACAATTATGACGACTATCCGATTTCTAAACCAACTCGATTTTCTGGAAATATTGAACTGAATCTTAAAAATGAAAAGAAGTCAAATGACATCAAATTTCAAGATTGGACGAAATCCTATAATGAGAGGTCAAACATTCCTCTGAGTTTGGTTTGCGAGATTTTAAAAAAGGTATATAAGGGGTTTATGAGTGAAACATAAAGATTTAACAATAGCTACAATCATACTACTAGTATCACTAGCTATCAACATGCTGTCTGTCTACTATGTTCTGACAGTTCCACGCAGGGTAGAGACAGTAACTATCCATAAAGTGGATAACGTGGGCGCAGAGATGCACGGCAAGGTTACTGGAAAAGAGAAAATTAATGATCTCTACACTATCGATTGTGGGGCTTACGGGAAATTCCTTGTCAGCAAGGAACAGTACGATAGCGTTAACGTCGGGGATGATATTCCCAGTTATTTAAGAGGACGTGGCTCATGAGTAAAACCTACAAATATTCAGGACTGACACCAGAGCTGTATCAACGCTTAGTCAGTGAGCATGAAGCGCTGAAAAAAGCACACAAAAAAGGCTCTTATAAGCAGTTCTTCCAAGACGTGAAACAGTGTGACGAATTACAAGCTCGCATCATTTACCAAGCATTTAATAGCGCAGTCGTTGAACGTGCGAGGATCTCACCTCAAACAGTGGATAGACTGGAAGGCGTTATTTCTGATGAATTATTCAACGACCTTCAAGATTATCTATCTACCAATTACACAAGAGGCAAAACCAGTGTTGGATAAAACCAACGCAGGGCTGCCAGGGGAATTGTTTAAACGGTTCCAAGAGGAAGTGGAAGGATTACGCAAGGAACACCCTAACAACCTAAATAACTACATTAGAGAGGTCAAGGACTGCGACCAGAAAAATGCTAACAGAACCCAAAACGCCCTCAATCTGTGCTATGCGGAAAAAGCTGCTCTAACACCTTTGAAAGCTATTCAAATGGAAGGGTTACTTTCAAGAAAGCTATTCAGCGAGATTATTGACTTTGTCTTCAATAACTATGAGTGGAGCGAGAGATTGGACGATGAAGTTGATCGCATCATTCTTAAATATAGAACTAAAGGCAAGGTAGGTCGCAAGAAACCCAGCGTTAAGCGTGCCTTATATACGGCATTGGCAATGGGTTTGTAGCCAGAATGGTATAGACGGTTCGAATCCGTCACTGGCTGTTAGTCTGTCAAAATACACTAAATTTAGTGGCTAAGACACTTTTCAACACTTTTTCGACACCGTCGAGTTGACAGACCTCGACACCAAATCCAGTAAATAAATAATTAGAATCGAGGAATCCTTTTTGATTTCTTTTCACCCTAGTCTCTGCATTACTGGTGGCAAGACTAAATCTAACGCATGGGAGGTGATAACTTAATCCTTCTTTATTCTTGTAAACAAAAAAGACCCAGACTAATGCCCAGGACTGTCCAAACGCTATTAATAATATTATACCATAAAGGAATGTAATTTATGAGAACAGTGGAACGACTGCAAAAGATTAAGGCGTTAGACAGGTATATTGATAGCCAGATAGAACAAATTAAAAGGTTGGAATCTCAAGCTCTTAAGGTTACGGCTGGTGCTATGCAAACAGATATGGTGCAAGGTGGCAAACGTAAGGACAAGGATGATATCTACGTGGAACTTATGACGGCTAGGGAGGAAGTGGAATGTTTCACAGCCAAAGCTATTAAGCAAAAGCTAGACTTCCGCCGGCAAATAGCAGAGGTGGGGGATATAGATGCACGCTCCCTACTCCAGATGGTGTACATAGACCAGCTAGATATCTGGCAGATATGTGACCGTATGGGCTTTAGTAAGGCAACATACTATGTTAAGTTAAGACAAGCTGAGAAGTATTTGGACTAATCTGCATTGATCTATACCAATCTATAGTGCATCATACTATCAACGTGGTAATATAGTATTATCGAATCAAGAGGACACAGTGGTGTTCTCTTTTAGTTTATCTGAGAGGAGGTATATCTATGCCGATGGTCAGACGATGCAGGGCAGAGGGATGCCATGCTCTAACAGAGAGACCATTACATTACTGTAGTAAGCATAGCAGTATGGAAGCAGCATACACTGAAGAGAGACAGAGGTATTCACGGACTAGATACAACACACGAGTGAGAAACCGAGACGATGAGAGTAAGGAGCGCTATGCATTCTATCGTTCAAAAACTTGGTCATCCATTCGTAAGATAGCTTTAGAACGTGACAACTATTTATGTCAGTATTGTCTTGCCTTGGGTGTGACCACACCAGACGCACGCATAGGCGACCACATTACACCCGTTGAAATAGCTCCAGAACTTAGGACTGAAATTTCAAACGTGGTAGCAACGTGTAGAAGCTGCGATAACACGAAACGTACCCTGGAGCAAGAAATCTATGGTACTGGTCAAAATAGAACGAAACAAAACACCGAGCTACGACTTTCCGTGGCATCATGGGCGGATTTAATAGCCCGCAAAAAAGAGGACGTCGTTAAACCCCTCTAATAAGCCCATAGCACGATTTTATAATAAGGGTGGTGTAATAACCCTCGGAACGATTTAAAATTGACCCCGCCCCCTTTCTCGTGCCAAGGAGAGCCACTACAAGGTGTTTTCTTACACTGCACGCCAATTTTGAGGGTTTTAACAAGGGTCTATTTTTAATTTAGGAGGTGAGAAGATGGCGAATAAGTCACCAGCTAAACGGAAACCGTTTTACGAGCAAAATGACCGCTTTCTACCCATTGACCCACCGAACTACCTAGGAACGGTGGCGAGGTCAGTTTGGACTAAAATAATTCCGTTTTTAAAAGCAACAGAAAAGGTCGAACGCATTGACACGTTTCTTGTGGAAACTTACTGCACGACCTATGAAATTTATAAAAAAGCCTATGAGGACGTGAAAGAAAACGGTATCCAAACCGAAATCATTAAATTTATCCAGTCGCCTGGGAGTGGTGAAATTTTAGGCGAGCAGTCAATGGGATTTAAGAAAAACCCAGCCGTTGCGACGATGAAAGATGCTGCCGAAACCCTTAATAAAATAGGCATCCAGCTAGGGCTGACACCTAAAGGACGGGCAGAATTAGCTGAAATAGCCGGAAGTCAGGCGGATAATACATCTATGAAAGATAAGATGGCAGCATTCTTCAAATAAAGGAGGTGAAACATGCAAGAGATTGATTTGACCAAGTCGAAAGATGTAATCGGTGTTTATAATAGCATCGATTTTTCTTATGAGCGAAAAACTTATACCGACTATGGCACGCAATATTGTTTTGATGTGCTAGATGGCAAAATTGTCGCTGGTTACAATATTCAATTAGCATGTTTTAGACACATCCGAGACTTGCAACGACAAGGGGACGAAGATTTCCCTTATGTCTACTCGATTGAAGCGTTTAACCGTTTCTTGAAATTCTTGTCTCTAGTGCCAAACGTTGATGATCTCAGCCAAAAGCTAGAGCCTATGGATTGGCAGTATTTTATTTTTGCCCAGCTCTTTGCATGGTTTGATTTGGATGATGTGCCAAGGTTTTCAAATATCATCATTTCTATTGCCCGTTCACAAGGTAAAACGATGATAGCTGGTATCTGTCTCAATTTCTCTTATCTGATTGAAATTATCGGGCAAAGTAACCAAGATTTTCTTGTTAGCTCACTAAACTTTGACCAAACAATGAAGCTGTTTACTTATGTCAAATCAATGATGGCTAGAATCATTGAGAACGAGCCCTTTAAGTCATTAGCAGAGGAAACACAGCTTCAGTTATATTCACGAGAAATTAAGTCGCTTGTGGACGCTAACACTATTCATACCATTTCTTTTGAATCTGGTAAATTTGACGGTAAGCACTTTAAGACCGCCATTTCTGATGAGGTCGGTGAACTTAGAACGGATGAAGGGATTTCTAAAATCACATCCGGACAAGTTAACACCGAGGGTTCACGTTTTATTGAAATTTCAACTTCTTACCAAACGCCCGATGTGCCGTTTCATCAAGAGCAAAAGAAACTGATTGAAATCATGGAACGTGATTTCGACAGGTCTGGTGATGATCAGCTATGTCTAATCTGGTCGCAAGATAATTTGGAAGAAGTCTTCAAACCAGAAACATGGTCAAAGAGCAACCCACTACTTAACCACCCTAAACTAAAGGATGGCTTGATGAAGGGGCTACTTTCCGAACGAGATAAGAAGCTACTCATGGGAAAACTTGCTGATTTCCAAGTTAAGAACATGAATTGTTGGTTACTTGCTGATAGCAATAGTTTTCTTGATTTGACTGATATTGAAAATGCAGTCGTTGATGAATTTGATATCAAGGGGAAACGTGTTTATGTCGGGCTTGACGCTTCAATGTTTAGCGATAACACGGCTATTGGTTTCGTCTATCCGTATGTTTCGGAAGACAGTAGTCAGAAATGGCACATCGAGCAGCATAGTTTCATCCCCTGGCATCAAGCCGGCTCACTAGAAGCCAAAATGGAGCAGGACGGTGTTAACTATCGGGATTTGGAAACCAAGGGTTTTTGTACGATTACAAGTCACCCACAAGGGCTAATCAATCCAGAGGAAGTGTACCGATGGTTTTGTGAGTATGTGGAAGACAATCAACTTGATGTGGTCTTTTTTGGCTATGACGCTATGGGAGTATCAAAGATTATCAAAGCCTTGGAATCTAACACTAGCTTCCCACTTATGCCGATTAGACAACGGACAAGCGAACTAAAAGACCCTACAAAATTCCTTCAAACGCTATTTATCGAAGGCAATATCACTCGCCTTGATGATGAAATCATGCGTAAAGCCTTGATAAATGCGGTAATTAAAGAGGATAACATCGGTATTCAAGTAGACAAAATGAAATCGACCTATAAGATTGACGTGGTGGATGCTCTTATCGACGCATTCTATGATGGTATGTATGCGTTCGAAGACTACGCTATTACCAACAATCCAACGTGGAAGGTAGAGCACATGAGTCAAGAAGCCGTTTTAAACTGGTTAAAAAACCCAGATAGTGGGCTACTAGAGGAGTATTAATACATGATTTTGAAGTTTTTTAAGGCGATTTGGGCTATTTTTGACATTTTGATGTTCATTTTAGCTGCAATTTCGCTTAATTTAACCACTTATAACCTCGGTTACGTGTGGTTTGGCATCAGCATGACCATCACATTCGTATTAGCAGGTTTAATTAGTGAACTAGCCGCTAAAAAGAGCTAGAAAGGAGGTGATAATAATTGCCGATATTTAATATTGCGACAGAAAGCCCACCGAGTAACCAAGGGGGCTTTTTTGATATCACTGATCCAGAGTTTTTAGCTACTTTAAACGGTAGTGAGTGGGTTTCGGCTGAAACTGCTCTTAAAAACTCGGACTTATTCTCTATTATCAGTCAGCTATCCAACGACCTTGCGACTGCCAAGCTAACGACTAGCCGAAAACAGTTACAAGGGATTGTGGATAACCCGTCTAACAACGCTAACCGCTTTAATTTTTACCAGTCAATCTTTGCTCAAATGCTTTTGGGTGGTGAAGCCTTTGCGTACCGTTGGCGTAACGATAATGGCCGTGATATGAAGTGGGAGTATCTAAGACCGTCTCAAGTTACTTTCAATCGATTGGATAATCAGAATGGTCTTTACTATAACGTCACATTCGATGACCCACGCATACCGCCAAAACAACACGTTCCACAAAGCGACATCTTACACTTCAGATTGCTTTCCGTGGATGGCGGTTTGACAAGCGTAAGTCCGTTGATGGCTCTTGGTAGAGAACTAGATATTCAAAAGGCTAGTGATAAGCTAACGCTTAATTCCCTTAAAAATGCCCTAAATGCCAATGGTATTTTGAAAATCAAGGGCGGTGGTTTGCTCGATTTCAAAACTAAGGTTTCCCGTTCTCGACAAGCAATGAAGCAAATGCAAGGCGGTCCGTTGGTGCTGGATGATTTAGAGGATTTTACACCTCTTGAAATTAAATCCAACGTGGCCCAACTACTTAAGCAAGCGGACTGGACGACCGGACAATTTGCAAAGGTCTACGGTATCCCAGAAAACGTTGTCGGTGGGCAAGGTGACCAACAATCATCACTAGAAATGAGTTCAAACGTGTATTCTAAAGCAGTCGCACGCTACTTAAGACCATTTCTTAGTGAATTGTCTCAAAAACTTTCATGCGATGTGGATGCGGATATTTTCCCAGCGGTTGATCCGACTGGTGCTAACTATATCAGCCGTATCAATAGCATGGTTAAATGTGGCACACTCGCACAGAATCAAGGCTTGTATATTTTGCAACAAGCTGAAATTCTCCCTAAAGAGTTGCCAAAGGGTGAAAACCCTAACCGTACATCATTGAAAGGAGGTGAGACAAATGGGCAAGATTGACATTAAAGGCGATATTGTAAGTGATGATGCTGGTGTTTTTTACGAATACTTTGGCATGTCTAGTACCTATCCAAAGCTGGTACAAGATGCCATTGCTAACGATGAAGACGAAGAAATCACGCTTAATATAGCGTCTAATGGTGGTGATGTGTTTGCAGCTAGCGAAATTTATACAATGCTTAAGGCAAGTGGCAAGCGTATTGTGGTCAATGTACAAGGGCTTGCTGCTAGTGCTGCCAGTGTCATTTCTATGGCTGGCGATACTGTGCGCATCAGTCCAACGGCACATATCATGATTCACAAGGCATCCACTGGCATCGTTGGTAATAGTGACGACCTAGAGCATCAATCAGCGGTGCTTAATAGCATTGATGAATCCATTGCTTTGGCTTATGAAATGAAGACTGGACTTAAACAACCAGAATTACTTGACCTCATGGCCAAAGAAACATGGCTCAATGCTAAAACTGCCGTTGATAAAGGCTTTGCGGATGAAATCATGTTCTTTGATAATGATGAAGAAGAAATCATGGTTACTAATGCCACACATCAACTACCAAGCAAATCAGCAATCACTAAATTTAAGAATATGATTGCGATACCTAAGACCAATACTTTGCGTGAGCAGAAATTGGCTATTTTACTTGAAAAACGAAAGGAAGATGATTGATGAAAACATCAAATGAATTGCATGACCTTTGGGTTGCACAAGGCGACAAGGTCGAAAATCTTAATGAAAAACTTAACGTAGCTATGCTTGACGATTCAGTTACCGCTGAAGAATTGCAAGCAATCAAGAACGAACGTGACACTGCGAAAATGAAGCGTGATATGTTCAAAGAACAATACACTGAAGCTCGTGCTAGTGAAGTAGCTAACATGACTGAAGAAGACAAGAAACCTTTGACTGAAAACGAAGAAGAAGTTAAAGCTAACTTTGTTAAAGACTTCAAAAACCTCGTTCGTGGTCGTTACCAAAACTTGCTTGATTCTAAAACAGACGCATCTGGTTCTGACGCTGGATTGACTATCCCACAAGATATTCGTACAGCTATCAATACTTTGGTTCGTCAATACGATTCATTGCAAGAGTATGTAAACGTTGAAAACGTAACGACTCTTACTGGTTCTCGTGTTTACGAAAAATGGGCTGAAATCACTGGCCTTTCTAAACTCGATGATGAAGCTGGTCAAATCGGTGCTAATGATGACCCTAAATTGTCACTTATCAAGTACACTATCAAACGCTATGCTGGTATTTCTACAGTAACTAACAGCTTGCTTGCTGATTCTGCTGAAAACATCCTTGCATGGTTGTCTGGTTGGATTGCGAAAAAAGTCGTAGTAACACGAAACAAAGCTATCTTGGATGTGATTGCTACACTTCCAACTAAACCAACATTGGCTAAATGGGATGACATCATTGATCTTGAGGCTAAAGTTGACCCAGCGATTAAGCAAACTTCATTCTTCTTGACTAACACTTCTGGATTCACTGCCCTTAAGAAAGTTAAGAATGCTATGGGTGACTACCTCATGGAGCGTGACGTTAAATCACCTACTGGATACTCAATCGATGGTTTTGCAGTTAAAGAAGTATCTGACCGCTGGCTTGCTAATGCTACTACTGGAGCTATGCCATTGTACTTTGGTGACTTGAAGCAAGCGGTAACATTGTTTGACCGTCAACACTTGTCATTGTTGTCAACAAACATTGGTGGCGGAGCATTCGAAACTGACACTACTAAAGTGCGTGTTATTGACCGTTTCGACGTGGTTAAAACTGATGAAGAAGCGTTTGTGCCAGCGTCATTTAAAGCGATTGCTGACCAAAAAGCTAATCTTACTGCCGGAGCTTAATTTAGGAGGTAAGCAATGAGTGTATCTAAGGAAACCATCATGCAGACTCTTAATCTGGATGAGACAGACGACACTGCACTCATTCCAGCTTACATTGAATCGGCTCAACAGTACATTATCAATGCAGTCGGTAGTGATAAGAAATTCTATGACCTTGAAAGTGTAGAATCTCTTTACGATACGGCTGTAATAGCCCTCACAAGCTCATATTTCACCTACAGAGTGGCTCTAACGGACACGGTGTCTTATCCTGTCAATCTCACTTTAAATAGCATAATCGGGCAATTAAGGGGCTTGTACGCAACGTATACGGAGGAAAAGGATGGCTAAAGTCAGATATTTACCCTCAGACTTTCGTTTCAAAGCTGATTTCGGTATATACCAAAGCACCCCTAACAAGTTTACGGGTGTAAGCGTGCCGAAATTCGTGAAACAGTTTACGCTGCATTATAAACCCCACACTCGCACACTCAATCAAGAGTATTTGGCTCAACAGAATGGTGAGAGCGATACACGAGTGATTGTTATTCGCCACAATGCCAAAGTGATTGAAGGTCAAGTAGCCGTCCTAAATGGCACTCGGTACGATATTGTGCGTGTCAGTCCAAACGAGAACTTTGGGCTAAATCGCTACGACTTTCTGACTTTGAGAAAACACAAGAAAGTTGGGTGATGGCTATGGTAGGGCTTGATGAAGCACTAGAGGGCTGGCTTGAAACGGTAGCCAGTATTGGCGATATCACACCAGCGGAGCAAGCGAAAATCACAACTGCTGGTGCGAAAGTGTTTCAAAAGGAACTGGAAGAAGTTACTAGAGAGAAACACTACTCAAATAAAAAAGATTTGAAGTATGGACACATGGCTGACGGTTTATCTGTCCAATCAACTAACGCTGACGGCAGAAAGAACGGTGTGGCAACCGTAGGCTGGAAAAACAATTACCACGCACAAAATGCCAGACGTTTAAATGACGGTACTAAGAAATACCGTGCTGATCATTTCGTTACCAATGTCCAAAACGATAGCACTGTACAGAAAAAGGTGCTATTGGCAGAAAAAGAGGAATATGAGAAATTCATCCGTAGAAAAGGAGGAAAGTGATTAAGTGCTAGCAACCGTAAAATTAAAAGAGCTGATTGACGGCAAAGAATTTGGTGAAGTAAGCGAAGTATATGCAAACAACTTGCCCCGTGAGCTCGAAGAAAACACCGATAAGACAATTGTGTTACTCACCGAAAGCAATCCATCCCTTGACTTAAGCGGAAACAATACCTTTTTCAGTAAAACAGATAGAGTAGAAGTCCAGATTTTCTACAAGGCTGATATCGACTTTGATATCGAAGCCTTTGAAATGGAACTATTGAAGTTCCTAAAATCTGAACACTACTCAATTACAGATATGAGAGAACATACTATAGACCCCGATACATTGCAGATCACGGCGGTCTTTTTTGTTGCCCTCGACAGATTATTTTAACAAAGGAGATATTACTATATGGCAATTGTAGGTTTGAAAATGGTCCGCCTTGCATTGGTTGACCCAAAAACCCAAAAACTACTTAAAGGTGCTGACGGCCTTTCTACAGACGGTGTAATCGAAGTTGATTCAAGCATGCTTGGTACTCGTACCGCTAACATCTCTAACTTGGAAGGTCAAGCAACTAAGATTCCAGGGAACAACTCGGTGCAAGATGTTATGATTGCGCCGGGTTCACCAACAGTCGCATTCGACTTCAATAACCTTGACTTCGAAATCAAACAAAAAATGCTTGGTTTCAAACCAGACGGCAAGGGTGGATATGTAATGGACGGTGAAAAACCACACACAGCGGTATTGATTGAATCTGAAACACTTGACCGCAAACACTCAGTGTTTTTTGGTTTCGCTAACGGTATTATGCAAGAGTCAACTCAAAACGTTGCAACAGATACTGATACTGCCCAAACTCGCCAAGACGACAATATGACATTTAACGCATTGTCAGCGACTGCGTTTGGCGGTGAGCCTTACAAGAAATACTATTCTGGTGCATCTACGTTTGATAAAACAAATATGTTCAAAGAAGTATTTGGTGGATATGTTCTCACTGGTACACCAGTAGTCGGTGGATAATCTAAATAATTCGCAAGAGGTCGGGCTCATGGCCTGACCTCTATTTTTGTTAAAGGAGTAAAGAGAAATGGAAATCAAAACTATTCAAATCCCAGAAATCAGTAAAAAAGCCTTCAAAGTGACTACAAGCAACCGTAACGTTTTGCGTATGCACGAATATCAACTAGCAGTGCTTAAGCTCAGCGACACTATGGAAGATAGCGACACACAAGAGCAAGCACAAGCTAGCTTTATCATCCTTAAAGAAATGCTTGGTTTCATCCGTGCTATTCTTGACTTGGATGATGAAGCTTATGATAAATTGCTCGATTTGGACAATGAACGTACACAAGAGATTGCCGAAAAGCTAGTAGGCTACATGTACGGCTTGACGGATGAGCAACTTGAAAACGCTGCTGGTGACATTGACCCAAAAGACTAAAATCTAAAGGCGAACAGATTTTTGATTTAGAAAATCGCATTGAAGATTTGAAAATCATTGCTAAGAAATCAATCCAAGGTTTTGGGTGGACACTAGATCAGTATTACGACACTGATTACTATGAGCTAATGAAAATTTTGAATGCTAAAGAGGAAGAAGATAGAATGGTCGACCCAACATCTTTACTCTAAATATTTAAGGAAAGGAGGAAAATACATACATGGCAAAAGTACAAGCTACCATGTCCACGGAAATCGCCTTGGATACGCTACAGGCTGCCAATTCGATTAAGCGGTTAACTCAGTTAGTCAATAGCTCTACGAACGCATGGAAGGCACAAGAAAGCCAAATGCGTAGTGCTGGTGACTATCTAGGAGCAGCACAAGCTAAGTACGATGGTTTGGGTAACGCTATCCAAAACCAACAACATAAGATTGAGAAACTGAAACAAGAACAGTCTCAACTTAAGGGTAGCACCGCTGAAACTGCTGAACAGTACCTTAAGTACCAACAACAGATTGACCAAGCGACTACTCGTTTGGCATCGTTGGAAAACCAACAACGACAAGCTAAGAATAGCCTAGATTATCAAAAATCTGGTTTGGCAGAACTTCAAAAGGAATACAAAGCCCAAAACGAAGCGTCTGAAACTTATGTCAAGCGCTTGAAAGCTGAAGGTAAGGAAGATGAAGCTAGACAAGAACAACTCAAGCAATACAAGGGTTCGATTACTAACTTAAACAAGCAGTACGAGACTCAAAAAGAAATGCTTGAGCGTGTCGCTAAACAGTCTGGAAGGACAAGCGATGAATATCGCAAGCAAAAGCAACGCCTAGATGAAACAGCAACAAGCCTTGCCCATACTCGCAACGCTGCCGATAAGCTGAATGATGAAATCGAGCAAAGCCAACGGTCTAGCACGTTTATCGGGCGTTTGAAAGAAAGCTTTCAACGTTTAGGTAACGAAGTTAATGAGACCGAACACAAAACGTCACGGCTAAAAGGCATCTTTGGGGCTACGTTTGCAGCTAACCTCATTAGCAACGGTTTCCAAAACGCATTGGGAGCTATCAAGGGTAAATTTGACGAAATCGCACAGTCTAGTGCCGAATACGTTAAATACCAACAAACCATGAATGCCACTTGGTTAACCTTAACGGGTAACGCCGAAGAAGGCAAGAAGATGGTTGACATGACCAACCAAATGGCACAGGCAGCGGCTAACTCAACCGAAATGGTTGACGGCATGAACCAAAAATTCTATGCCGTTACTCACAACACCGAGTTAACCAAACAACAAACGCAAGCCATTTTGACCTTGCAAGATGCGTTTGGTCAGACCGATGCAGCCGTGGAAAACTTCGCTACTCAGTGGGCTCAAATGATTGCCAATGGTAAGGTTCAAGGACAAGACATGATGTCAATCATCAACGTCTTTCCGGAAATGAAAAACCAACTTAAAGAAGTGGCAGCACAAGAGCTTGGCATTGCAGACATGACCCAAGAGAAATATGCTGAACTTCAAAAAGATGGTAAGATTACCGCTGAAATGGCACAAAAAGCCTTGTTTGAGTTGCAAGACAAGTACAAGGATGCCACTGCTAATTTCTCAACGACTATCGGTGGTCTTGAAAGAACTATTCAATCTCGTATGCCGTCTTCTGCTTCAGAGTTTCGTGACCCAATCGACAAAATGAAAAACCCATTCTTGCAACAGATTGGTAATTGGGTTGCTGATCCTAACACTGAAACTAAATTTAAAGATTTAGGGGAACATGTTTCCAAAGGTCTAGGCACTATCATGGATGCCTTTTCTAAGGTGTTTAACCTTGGAAATGGTACAGATAAACTTAATGGCTTAATGGACGGTCTTAACAAGGTCGTTGATAAAGTCAGCCAAAGCATCGCTAATAATGCCCCTAAGATTGTAGCTTTCTTCAAGGAAGTTAAGGACAGTCTGGGAGCAGTTTTCAGCATTGGTAAAGACTTTGCTGGCGGTGTATGGGAAGTTGCCGTAGGCATGATTAAAGGTGTTGCCGAAGCGCTTAACCTAATGACTGGCAACGGCAAGAAAGCTAAATCACCAGTAACATCACTATCAAAGGCTTTAGGTGGTATTGCCGAACATAAGACGGCTATTAAAACAGTCGGTTCTTTGTTTGCTGCTTACTTTGTAGGTTCTAAAGTAGCTTCAGGAGTGATGAAAGTTGCGAAAGCTATTAACGTGATGAAAAATTCAACGATAGCTATGACTGTCGCCCAAAAAGCTATGGCTGCCGCTCAAAAAATTGCGACGGGGGTGCAAGTAGCATTGAACACAGCAATGGCAGCAAATCCCATCGGGTTAATTGCTGTTGCGGTAGCAGCGGCTGTCGCTGCTTTGGTGTTGCTTTACAAACACAACAAAAAATTCAAGAAATTCGTTGATGGCATGTTCAGTGCCGCTAAAAAAGCATTTGACAAGATTTTCAAAGTGACTAAAGAAATCTTTGGCAAGATCATTGATTTCTTCAAAAAGGACTGGAAACAGGTCCTTTTATTCATCGCTAATCCGATTGCTGGAGCGTTTGCTTTAATCTATAAGCACAATAAGAAATTCAAGAAATTCGTTGATGGTATCGTTAAGAGTATCAAGGACGGTTTTTCTAATGCTGGTAAATGGCTAGGCAAGACTTGGGATGGCATGAAGAAGACCTGGACGGGTGCGATGGATTCGATGACCAAGAGCACCAAGAAAGGTTTTGAAAAAACCAAGACTTACTTCACGGGTGGTGAAAAAGGCATTAAAGCCTTTACTAACACTGCTAAAAAATTGCTTGTCCTTTCGAATCCAGTAGTCGCTGGGTTTGAGTTGATGTACAAGCACAACAAACCATTCAAAAAGTTTGTCGATAGCACGGTTGACCATGTAAAAGATATGGCTAAAGGCATTGAAAAACACATGAGCAACCTTAAGAAAGATTGGGGCGAAAAATGGGACAACGTCAAGAAATTCGCATCTAAAACGTGGGAAGGCATCAAGGGCAATGCTAGTGAAGCAATGATTGCTCTTGGTAAGGATATTGACAAACACCACAAAGGTATCAATAAGAATTGGTTTGACGGTTGGGAAAACTCTAAGAAATTCCTATCTAAAAAATGGGATGAGATTGGAGCGTTAACACAAGAGAAATTTGGCGTTAACATTACCAAACTAATCACGGATGCCTTAACCAACATTGGTAAATTCTTCAAGGATACGTGGGATAACGTTAAAAAAGGCTTTGGCGAAATGTGGGACGGCATGAAGAAACTTGCCGGTGACGGTATTAATGCTGTCATTGCCTTGCCAAACGCTGGTATTGACGGTATCAATAAACTGATTTCTGATTTTGGTGGTAGTAAAGAAGCTATCTCTAAAATCCCGAAAGTTAAGTTTGCCGGTGGTACTGGTATGTTTAGCTCATACCGAAATCCAATCACCAAGCCTACGTTAGCTACACTAAATGACGGTTATGATAGCCCAGAAACCAACAATCAAGAAATGGTTATTTTGCCTAACGGTAAGTCATTCTTGCCACAAGGTCGAAACGTTGAATACCTCTTGCCGGCTGGTTCGGAAGTTATCAATGCTAGTGAATTGGCTATGCTCATGGGTGTTGAACGTGGAGCCTTTGCGAAAGGTACTGGATTCTGGTCTAAAATCTGGGATACGGCTACTAATGTAGCTGGCTCAGTCTGGGATACCATGAAAAACGGTGTCGATAAATTCATGAAAATGATTGAGTTTGTCACCGATGTGGTTAAAGACCCAGTGGGGTCATTGGCTAAAAAATTCAGTCCTAATGCTGATAAGTTAGCTGGGATGTTCAATCCACTTGGTAATGCACTGTATAAGAAACCAGTCGAAGAAGCTAAGAACTGGTGGAAAGAACTTTGGTCTATGGCTAACGCTTCGATGGATGAAGGCACTGTGGCTATGGGTGCTAAAGGCGACGACTACCGCTTTAAAGACAAGGCAAAAGACGCTGGTGCTGACCCGTGGGGGTATTTTTATCGTGAGTGTGTATCCTTTGTTGCCAGCCGTTTGGCAAACCTTGGTGTTAAACCTAGCTTGTTTAGTCACCTCGGAAATGGTAACCAGTGGATTTCTGCCAGCGTGCCACACTTAAGTAGACCAAAACCGGGTACGGTAGCGGTCTACACTGGTGGTCCAGTTTCAAGCAACCACGTTGACTTTGTCACTGCCGTTCATGGTGACACTTACGACGGGGAAGAATACAACTATGGCGGTAATGGTCAGTATCACCAATACGCTGGCCGTCATATTGCTAACGCTGCTACATTCCTTGATTTCGGTGTTCGAGATAGTGGAAGTAGTAGCGGTGACGATAGCAAGCCTTTGAAAGACCGTAACAGTCCACTTCAAACTTTGATTAAACGCCAAGTTGGGGGCATGTTTGACTGGATTAAGAAAACTCTTGGTCCATTGCTAAGCCCAGCGGGTGGCGGTGAAGATAACCCACAAGGGACTGGCGTTTCTCGTTGGCGTGAATCTGTAATTAGAGCGTTGAAGGCGAACGACATCGAACCGACTGATTTCCGTGTGTCTAAGATTTTGGCAACAATCCAACGTGAATCTGGTGGTGACCCTAACGTCCAAAACAATTGGGATAGTAACGCCAGAGCTGGTACACCTTCAATTGGTTTGATGCAGACCATTGGGCCTACATTTAACGCTTATAAACACCCAGGACACAATAACATCCGTAATGGTTATGATAACTTGCTTGCTGCGATTAACTACATCAAGCACCGTTATGGTACATCGGATGCAGCCTTTAACCGTGTCGCAGCCTATGGCTACGCTAACGGTGGTCTAGTCCACAAAAATGGCGTTTATGAATTGGCTGAAGGTGATATGCCAGAATATGTCATTCCAACGGATATCGCCAAACGTGGCAGAGCGTGGCAATTGCTTACTGAAGCAGTGGCTCGTTTTGCAGGCGATGCCCCACAAGGCAGTCACGATAACACTTCAGACCGTGAGCGTGTTTCTGTCCTAGAAAACAAGTTAGATGTCATGATTGGTTTGCTAAGTCAATTAGTAACTAATGGCTCTAACCCAATCGAGATCAGAAATGTCATTGATGGAAGAAGTGTGTCAAACGGTCTCGCACCGTTTATGACAAAAGCAACAAACGATTACGAACGCAGACAAGCGTTGCTAGGAGGTAGCATTATTTGATAGGAATGTCAGTAACTTATGACGGTAAGAACTTAACCGAATTATTCAATGAGGGGAAAGGGCGTACCGTTCCAGTGGATGTCACTAAGAACGTGGCATCTAACTTCAATAACAACTATCAAGACCAAGGGCGTAGGCGTTATGGTCAGCAATTCCTATATAGCACCTTGTCCGTTAAGCAAATTCAAGTATCGTTTACCCTAGTCGGAAACTACGACTACTTTAATACTATCGCTGAAACGCTAGGCGGTTATCTGAATGTAGATAAACCGAAACCATTGATTTTTGGTGACGAACCTAACAAGGTTTGGGAGGCTATTCCGTCAGGTCAAGCGTCCTTAACAGTGGACAAGAACACGGCACCGATTACCGCAACAATAACGGTAACGTTCGATGTGCCAAAAAGTTACGGTGAGAACAAGGTACAAGCCCTAGTAAGTAGCGATGGTGAAACCAAGTACGGCAGTATTAAGAAGGTTTCTACGGGGCATTACAGGGCTACGTTGAAGAACTTTGGTACGGCTGAAACTTATCCAGATATTAAGCTGAAATTCAACTCAGATAATGGCTGGGTTGGGATTGTAAAATCTTCCAGTGAAAGCTATGAGATTGGCAATCCGAATGAAGCTGATTATCATGATTTCAAACATTCCGAAGTTCCTTTGATTTTTAGAACGCCCGACGAAGTTCGGCAAGGCTTTGCATCGGGAGCGAAAAACGTTGGTCATTTTAACGACGATGGCAACGATTTAAAAGGGGAGCTTGAGGTAATAGATGTATTTAATAGACCAAACATTGCTCTAAAGAATAGAGGTGAAACCTCTAAATACATTCAAGGTTCTTCAATATCTTGGGATATTCCTGCCGATTCGAACGGAGAACGGGGCTCGTTGTATGATTATTTGTGGTGGAGACAAATCTTTTGGTTAGGTTTACCAAGCCAATGTGGATTCATTAAGTTGTCGGTAACGGATGCAAACGGAATGTTCCTTTATGGAGTAGAAACCAAAAAAGTGGCAAATGGCTTAGGATGTGAATACAACTTCTTTGCTACTGATGGCAAAGGCGGTTACGTAATTCTTGATTCCAAGCATTTTTTAGGAACACATCTTGACGAACACAACCCGTTCAACTCCACACGGGGTTGGTCAGACATTACTCGAAGTGACGACGAAATCACGTTCTATTGGTGGGGTTCTTACCAAAAATTTAAAGTGCCAGCCTTAAAAGGTAAGAAATCCTACAAGATACACGTATTGTTAGCGGCAGTTAGACAAATGCCACTAGTGACTCACATGTATCTTGACCAAATCTACTATCAAAAGAATTTTGTTAGCAACATTCAAGATATCCCTAATAAATTTGGGAAAGGCTCTGTTTTAGAAGTAGATATGGCAAGGGGTAAAACGTTTATAAACGACTTGCCAGCGTCTAATGAGTTAACGTACTTATCCGAACCGTTTAGTATCGGCACGGGTGAAACTGAAATCGACATCTACACATCGAGTTGGACAAGAACTGACCCGATTATAGAAGTAACGTGGAAGGAGCGTTTTGTTTAATGCAAATTTGGATTCATGACAAGAACATGCGTAAGGTTTGTGCCCTAAACAATAACGTTCCGGGCATGTTGCCATATTCGAACAGTCAATGGCACACATACCTTGAGTATTCAACCAGTACGTTTGATTTCACAATCCCTAAAATTGTGAATGGTAAATTGCACGAGGATGTAGTTTATATCAATGATCAAATGTATGTGTCGTTCTTCTACGACAATACCTACCACGTATTCTATGTGTCTCAGTTAGTTGAAAACGATGATAGCTTCCAAGTTACGTGTAACAATACCAATCTTGAATTGGCTATGGAGAGCTCACGCCCTCTTGCTAGCAGTAACGGAGCTAAAAGTATTGAGTGGTATCTTCAAAATCTCGACTTACTAGGTTTTGCTGGTCTTGAAATTGGTATTAACGAAATTGCCGATAAAACAAGAAGTCTCACGTTTGATTCGCAAAACGGTACTAAACTGGAGCAGCTTCATAGCTTGATGAATCAATTCGATGCCGAAATGGTATTTCGTACTGAATTAAACCGGGACGGCACTTTGAAGCACTTCATCCTTGACATCTACCAACAACCAGACGAAAACCATCACGGGATCGGTAAGGTGCGAGGGGATGTTATCCTCTACTACCAAAACGGGCTGAAAGGTGTTCAAGTTGCTAGTGACAAGACCCAACTATTTAACTTAGGGTATTTTACGGGTGAAGGTGTTGACCTCAGTGCAGTTGTTATAGAAGAAAAAAATCAAAATGGTGAACTCGAGTTCTACTCTAAGAAGGATAGTCCTATGCTATACGCACCGATTTCAGCGAGACTGTACCCTTCCGCTCTAGGAGGTACAGGTCTGGATAACTGGACACGTAAGGACTTTGAAA